AACTGTGAGATAGAGATAAACACTCTCCCTTACAGAAACGGTTAAGTTTTCATGGCGAAACTCCTTTCATAAGATACGGGATGCCGGGATTCGTCCCGTATCATACATATGGGGTGCTAGTAAGTTTACATCAGATACTTCTTCGACAACAAGTTACCTTTGATAACTCTAAACTTACACTCTTTCCCCAATGTTTACTTAGCGCAAGAGGTGCTTGAAAGTTTACATCTTGATGACAACAGGACAGGGTTGGTGCAAATCCAACGCTCTCGACCAATCGAGAGCTAGTGTAGTAGTAGCACGTAAAACTAGACTTTCGCCTTTTCCTTTGCGTTACATAAAGCCTAGTAGAGTGGGCTTATGTCCTTCACAAATTCAGTATCAACTCTACCGAGAGTTTGTGAAGGTTATACATATTAATAACCTTGCAAGGATATATGTGGTCTTACACTTTTTTACCATAACGAAAGTGCGCTGGTGCGTTGCGAGAATCGCCTAGCCCGATACAGGGTGAAGGGAAATATGTATACGTTTCCAACCAGGAGAAGCGTTAAGATGCCTGGAACCCTCCCGTTGGGGTAAAAACAGCGGGACGTACATATGGGGTGCTTGCAAGATTACATCATATTGGTAATTTGAAATTTAGTCTTGCGCCTTTTCCCTATAATACATAGCCCTTTGTTTCATTTACGCTTGGGACTCTTATTGATGTGTTGGACTCCAAGTATCGGGATGAGGGCGATTGCGCCAAGGTTTGACATCAATGGCAACGCAATCATCATGTCGTTCTGGGCAATAACGTTAAAAAGCCCCTACATATTTGCCGACTAAAGCATATGTCGTCCTGGGTGCCGACGATAATCCACCCACCAGTGAACTAAGTGTCCGTCCTACGGGATAGGAAGTTACCTTACTCAATGTAGACACTATACGAGTAAGGGGTGAATCTGACATTACAAGGGGCAACCTCCGTCCCACAGCAGATAAGAGGAGACAGTCGGGAAAGACCGACCAACTACATAGTGAGGTGCTAGTAAGAGTACATCTTTAAATATTAAACTTTTGCTGATTAATTTCTGTCACAAAATGCGGGGAGTTGACAGTCCCGCAAATGCTCTCTTACGCCTTTCCCTTACTAGAATTTAAAATAAATATGGGGTGCAGGGAAGTCTACATCTATATGATTTAAGTATTAAGTATTAAGGATTATGGTCTTTACCCCTGTTCACTGTTCGTTTGATAAAGTTCACTAGAATGTTTTTAACCTTTAAGTGACTTCTCAACCTTCCCCATTTTTTAATTAAAACCTAGTGCGGAATGCTAATGCTATCTTCACTAGGTTTTTTATATCACAAAATAAAAAGGAGAGATTTAACATGAATTATGGAGTAAAATTAATGGCAAAAGCAAATGAACCCAAACCTGTTGTTGGATACCAAGGCGGAACAGTATATGACATGAACTTGAAAGAGAGCATTGTCAATATGTTATGTCTAGGACTAGTCCAAAACAACTTCTACCAGGATGAAAAGGAAGTAATGGCAAAGACCGCAAGCATTTATAAGGAAGCAGTGCAGAAATGTCCTGAGTTCTTAGCCAAGGCCGCTGTCTATGCACGTAACGTAGTAGGTATGAAATTGCAACCAAACATTGCACTTGTTTATCTCTCTACTTTACAAAATAAGTCCTTGTTTCAAAGAGCATTCGCCGGGGTAATAAAAACCCCCAAAGACTTGCATGACTTTATCACTCTTTGCCGCAAAACCGACATCCGTGGAGGTCTTGGGCGTGGAGTTAAGAAAACCGTCAACGAATGCCTAAACCGTCAGTCAGAATACAACTTCTGCCGTTACGGTGGAAAATTGGCGGAAGTAATGAAAGTTACCCGTCCGATTCCTTCCTGCGAAAACAACCAAGCACTATTTAGCTATGCCATAAAGGGTACTATTAGTGAAGGATTACACCGCGCAAGTGCATTGAAACAGGTATTGATTTGCCTTGAAAAAGGACAAGTTGATAGCTATGTTCTGAACTTGATTCAAACCAACCGCCTACAGCTTGAAGAACTGAAACACGCTTTCGGTAAGTTAACAGCTTCCCAGAAGCAGGACATTTTCCGTTTCTTCATACCGGGATTGGCGTATATGGCAACTGTCTCCAACTTAGTTACAATTGAACGTGCATTCGGGGGAACCGTACCCGCTGACGTTGTTAAAATTGTCGCTGACAAGTTGGCAGATGTTGAAGCCTATAAACGTTCCAGAATGCTACCGTTCCGTCTAATCACCGCAAGGGATATGACAAGTGTTCGTGAATGGCAACGTTCCATTGAGCGTGTAATAAACGCCGGGATTAAAGGAGTATTTGACGTACCAGAGGGCGTAAAAACCCTTGTAGCAGTAGATACTTCTGGTTCAATGGGAAGTGCCTTAACCCCTTCCTTGAAATGCGTTCAAGTAGCTTCACTATTCGGAGCAATGTGTACTCTTGGAATTGAAGGTTCTTCAGCTTACGCTGTTGCCTCTTCAATGAAAGGTGTACGTGTAATGACTGATGAAGTCTTTACTCTTGCACGAGATATTGAAAACTTGAATGTTGGAGCAGGAACAATGTTTGGGCAGATTATGAACCACTACGATAGCCACAAGTATGTTATTCTAATTACTGACGGTGAACCCGCAGATAATTTAGAAGCGGCTTGGGCGAAAGCCAACAAACCAAGGGGAGCAAAACTGATAGTATGGCAGTTACAACCATACGGACACAAAGTTTCTAAACGTCCAGATTGCATTTACTTCCAAGGATTTTCTGATGCCTTAATAGGAACTATCAGAAACATTATTGAAGGTAAAGGACAGCTTGATGATATAGAAGCAGTAAAAATTTAAGGAGGTCGCCATGATTAAAGTAACCCGCCAAGAGTATATGAAACTTCTCAAACAGAATGTAAATAACGTCCATAGGACGAAGAGAACATTCTGGAAGATAGGAAATTAAATCACCCACCTTTTATAATTGAATAATATGTGTCATAATTAGCGTAGGCAAAGTTTGCCTATGCTTTTTTTTATTCTAAAAAGGAGGTTTAAGAAAATGGCTAACGCAGAAGTCGGACAATACAACAAGAAAACTAGTGGAGCAGAGAGAGCAGGAGAGTCACAAAGACCTGTGGGAGATGTTTACGCTGATACTAGAGGAATTTCGCGCCAGGAATATCAAGGTAGATACTTTTTCACCCAGAAAAATTATGACCTAACTGATAAAATTTCTGCCGGGGATTATGGAGTAAACAAACGCACAGACGATACTCCTATGATTGGTGAGTTTAAAGATGACCCTAATGTTTTTAGACAAGGGAACAGATAAAGGGGTATAGCATGATTACAACCGCAGAATTAGTAGATAAAATATTTTTATTTTGTGAAACATATGCGTATGGCGATAGCGGAAAGCACTTCTTTCCATATCAGGCCCAATTCGGAAAAAGAATCATTCGTAGTTTACTTGAAAATGACGGGGAAGAAATATCGGCATTATTTAGTCGCCAAAGTGGTAAATCAGAAACAGTGTCAATAGTCTCGGGGGGATGTTCTGTTATCCTTCCTATTTTGGCAAATATGCCAATGTTTGCGGGAGATAAGAGAGTAGAACCCTATAAGCATGGATTAATGATTGGTTTATTTGCTCCGGCAATGAATCAGTCACAAATTTGTTTCAACCGTATTAAGCAGTACATGTCAACAGACAGCGCAATAGAAGTGTTCAATGACCCAGAAATAAACGCCGTATTTGATACCAATAACGGTGTCAATGTAGTAATTCGTCTTGCTAACTTAAATGAAGCATCTAGTATTACCTGTATGACCGCTTCCGAGAATAGTAACATTGAAGGTAAATCATATCACCTTATTATTGTTGATGAAGCACAAGATGTTTCTAACTATAAATACAGCAAGTCCATTTCCCCCATGGGTGCATTCTACAATGCCACCAAAGTTGTTATAGGAACACCCACCATTCAGAAAGGTTTCTTCTATGCCGCTATCCAACGTAACATTAAGGATTATGAGAGTGGAGAACGCAAGAGAAACCACTTCCAGTACAATTACGAGACTGTATGCAAGTACAATCCAAACTATGAGAAGTATATAAATGGTGAGAAAAGAAGACTTGGCTCAGAAAGCGACGAGTTCCAAATGTCCTACAACCTTAAATGGCTGTTGGAACGTGGTATGTTTATAGATGACAAACGTTTAGATTCACTAGGAATAACAGAACTAGGAAGAACTATATTTGATACAAAAAAGGCGCATGTTGTAGGAATAGATTGCGGAAAACAAAATGATAGCACCGTAGTTACTGTAGGAGAGGTAGATTGGGATAATCCTGTCATAGTGCAGAAGTCCGATAATGCCGATGTTCCTGACTATGTTATTTATGACGTAACCGTTAAGGATTGGTTGGAACTGAGGGGAGACAATTGGGAAGAACAATACCACGAAATTATTAGCTACCTGTCTAATTATAACATTCAGAAGATTGTTATAGACGCGACGGGAGTAGGAAGTCCTATAGCTGATAGGCTAGCGGCAAGTGTTTCTTGTGAAGTTGTACCCTATGTCTTTTCAACACCTTCTAAGTCAGACCTGTATAAGAATTTTGATAGTCTGATTAAGCAGAAGATGTTTCACTATCCAGCAGACGAAGAAACAAAAGAGACAAGAGAATTTACAAGATTTGTGGAACAAATGTTGAATTTAATTAAGGAGTTCAAGGGACAGAATATGGTTTGCTGTCACCCTGACGAAAGGGATGCCCATGATGATTATCCCGATAGTGCCGCCCTTATGTGTTGGGCAGTAAAGGGAGAGATAGTCAATCCAGAGGGTTCCGATAAAAACCCAATGATGCAAAAAAATAGCTCTCAGTATTACCAAAGTAGAAATAATTTCACGGCAAGAAGAAGATGAACGGGAGTTGATTAAATAAAATGATGATTAGTAGAGGGATGTTTGCCGACTTTAGTAGTGGTTATAATTGGATTAACCCCAACCTTATAGCCTTTGAAGAAATGCTAAATGCGGAAGACGTTCAACGCATAAAAAAGTATATTACTCACTGGAACTTCTATGACGGATTCCATTGGCAAAACATTGAAGCTACCGATAAACCAGAAGTTACTCAAAACTGGTGTCGTAGATTTGTTAATAAATTTGCATCCTCTGAGTTTAATGGGGGAGTGGCATGGAAGTTTGACGAAGCAGTAGAGCAGGATATTTTGCCTTTCCTAGATGAAGTCTGGAAGGATAACGGTAAAGATGCTTTATTCCAAGAGTTAGCGCAGACCAAAGGAGTTTGTGGGGATTGCTATATTCATGTCCATTATGAGCCTAAGTTCATTAACGGACAGGTAAACCCCGACTTTGATGACCCTTATGACCTGTACCCTAACGGAAGAATAAGACTTTTCCTTGTTCCTCCTAGTATTTGTTTCCCTGTCTGGAAAGATGGGTATGATATGGGAACTATGGAAAGTTGCACAATAATGTTCCCTGTTAGAAAAGACCCCAACGTATTTGGGTTTACCAATGCCAACCGTTACGACATTATGAAATACGTCTATACCCCCGACTTTATTCAAGTCTATAATGGTAAAGACCTTGTTTCTAATGTTCCTAACCCTTACGGAGTTATTCCTATCATTCACTTTAAGAATCTAGGATTGTCTGGTAGGCATTATGGATTATCCGACCTTGACGATATTATTCCTTTGAATGTTGAGTTAAACCTAAAATCTTCGGACGTATCTGAGATTATTGACTACCATTCTGCCCCTATTACCGCTGTATTTGGTGCAAAAATAAGTCAGCTAGAAAAGGGTGCTAATAAAGTTTGGGGAGGACTACCCAAGGACGCAAAGATAGAGAACATTGAACTAACTGGTGATTTAAAAGCGGCAAATGAATATAGAGATAATATTAAAACATCCATGCACGAAATTGGAGGCATACCAGAGTTCGCATTAGGAGGAGGAAAGATACCTCACTTAATGTCTGGTGTTTCACTTCAGATTTGTTTCTTACCTTTAGTGGACGTTGTTAATTCTAAACGTATTTTAAGTGCAGAAGCCTTGAAGAGAGTAAACCGTCTAATTCTTAAGATGGCAACGCAAGAGGGAATTATTGACCTTAGTGCGTATACATCTAAGCAGATTTATACAATGGATTCTATCTTCGGCGACATTCTACCTAAAGATATGACACAGGAATTAGAACAACTACAGTCTGAGTTCAAGATGGGATTAGAGACAAGGGAAGACGCTTTAAAACGCTTAAAACGCGATAATATTACCGATAAATTGGCTAAAATTGATTCGGAACGTGAAGAAAAACCAATGGTATTCGGCGTGAACCCTGTAGCTTTAACACCTGGACAAAAACTTGTTGACCCCGAAACTGGAAAGGTTATTGCCGATAACCCTGCGCCAGTAATGCCGGGGGAGGGACAAAATCCTGAGAATACTGACAACCCAAATAAGCCCGTAGGAACCAACAAAAGTGGGCAAGACATGAAGGTTAACTCAGGAGTTAGTAACTTCAATCCCGGTTCAAAAGAGACAAAAACGTAAAATTTATTAAAAAAGTTTCATTAGGTTACTTGTTGGATTTCGATTATTACCTTACAATAATAAATGAGCAAAATTTATGGTTAATTTTCGTCTAACAAGTAACCTAAATTATAAAGGAGGATTACTCGAATGGCTAATGACAGCAACACAGGAGAGCTATTTCAAGGTGACGGAAACACAACCCTAGCTGAAATGAAAAGCAAAATGGGCGTTTCTGACAAAGTGAAAAAGGGTGGAGCAGATTGCTACCGTGAAAACGGACAGTTCAATAACTTCTGGAAACCCGTTCAAGACCCACAAAAAGGCTGGAACCGCTAAGATTTTAAACCTAGTAGGAGGATAAAATAAATGGCCGTAGATAAAGATGGCAATGAGATTGTAGAAACAACTAATAACACAACTACGTCAAACTCGACAATTGATTTTGAAGCCTTGATTGCTAAGGCAAGACAGGATGAAAAAAATAAACTCTACCCCCAGATTGAAAAACTGAAGGGTGAGTTAGAAGCAAAGACAGCTAAGATGAACGACTTGCTTCTTTCTGGTTCTGAGAAGGACGATGTAGTTAAGACTAAAGACGCTAAAATTGCGGAGTTAGAAAAGAAGATTACGGAACTTACAGAAAAGGAAGGTAAGCACGTGGAAACATCTAAAGAAGCAAAAGAACTAGAGAAGAAAATTGCAGAGTTAGAACAGAAATTGGCAGACAAAGACAGGGAAATTGCTCAGAAGGAACTTGAAAGTTACCGTAAAGAGAAAGTTACTGGTCTTGATGACTCTGTACTTGACCTAGTATCTGGCTCAACCAAAGAAGAGATAGATGCTTCAGTAGAGAAAGCAAAGGCACTCTACGAGAAAATTAGTTCCAAATTCAGCGATACTAAAAAAGAGGAAGAGAAAAAAGAGGACAAAAAAATGCCTCTGCCCAACTTCCAGCCCAATACCTCCGATGAAATATTTAAGGATACCAAGACGGAAGACATTATGGCAATGGATATTACTTCGCCAGAAGGTCGTAAAAATTGGGAAGATATGCGCAAGAAATTGGGAATTGGAAAACGATAATAAGGAGTGAATTGAATAAATGGCTACAAACTATATTAATACCGTAGTCAATACTGGCTCCCTAACAGGAGGTACTGCCGTTGTTCTAACAAACAACATTCGTGCGGTATACAGTAAAGAGATTGAGTTCTACGCAATGCCTATAATGAAATTCCTTCAGTTTGCTAAGATTAAAACTGAATTAGGAGTTCAGCCTGGACTAACTATCCAAATGATGACCTACAACAACCTAGCAATGGGTGGAGCATTAACCGAGGGTGTTCGTATGAACACACAAGCGTTAAGTTCAAGCATGAAATCTATTACCGTTGGTGAACGTGGAAACGCTATTGCTGTCACAGAATTAGCACTTCGCACATCTTTCACAGACGTAATGGCAGATGCCACAACTCTTCTAGGACGCGACATGGCGTTAACATTGGATATGGAACTTCGTAACGTAGCAATTGCAGGAGGAACAACTGGCCCCTACACAACTTCTACAATTTACGGTAGAGCTAATGCTTCCGCCGCTAAAATTTCCGCACGTAACCAAATTGTTGCAGGAAGTAATATTCTTTCAGTAGCAACAATTAAAGACGGTGTAGAGATTCTTGCTACCAATAACGCACCTAAATACCAAGGCTCTTTCTATGTTGCAATGGTTCACCCTCACCAAAGCAGAAGCCTACGTGATGACCCTGCATGGATTGAAGCAAGCAAATATGGTCAACCCGAACAACTATTCACAGGAGAAATTGGTCGTATTGATGACGTTCGTTTCATTGAAACCACTCTAATGTGCAATGGAGCCGCCGCTACTTCCGACCCTGGATATATTGCCGCATTAGCAGGAGCAGGAGCAAGTGCTTGCAACGTATACCAATCTCTTGTAATGGGAGAAGATTACTACGGATACGCAGTAGGTCTACCTGTAGAACTACGCGATAACGGAGTTATTGACTTCGGACGTGAACACCAACTTGGATGGTACGCTATTTGGGGTTCTGGTATTCTACACGCAGAACGTTGCGTAATAGTAGAAACAGCGTAAGGAGTGAATAATAATGGCAGTTGTAGTTAAGTTCACTAAAGAGGATGTTTATTACATGATGGACAACCCTCAAAAATTCGCTGACATGTTAAATGACCTTGTTTTGAGACTTCAAAACTTAGAGTCCCATGATTCAGTAACAGCACAATAACAATGACCTTAGAAGGTTGAAGGTAATTAAATCTTGCCTTCAACCTTTCTTACTATAATTAGGAGGATACAAAAATGGCTAAAAATAATGATGTAATGGTAAACTTAGAAGATATTAAAGCAGAAGTTGCGGAAAAGATGGATGTAGTCGAAATTGATGACTCTTCAGTAAAGGATAAGAAGGTCAAAGTTAGACTGAAACAAGACGCTACTTTCTATCATGGAGATAGATGGTATGAACTAAAAAAAGGCGAGACTCCCTATGTGACGCAAGCCTTTAAAGAGTGGCTACAGTCCAGAGGATTGCTAGACGTTCTATAAACCAGAGGATGTGGTAAACTTTGGCGGATATTAACACTTTAACCGCGTTTGTGTCCAGAGGTATCTACACTCCAATGTTGACTTCCGACCCTTGCTACACTCAAATTCAGATGGATATTCCCGTTATTATAAACCAGATTATCTTAGAGTTAGGCTATACACTAGCCAACTTACCAGATAATTTGCAGGGATTATTAGTTGCAATGGTGAGAAAGGAAATCTATTGGAGATTAGCCACTTCTCAGGCCGCAAATGTAGACTTAGAGACTGAGTTTACTAAGGTAATTAAGACGAAGAGATTCGACCATTACTTTAAGCTGATAAGTCTTACTCAAACGGAAATTGATAAGTACCAACAACCCATACAGGTTACAGATGTAACAATTCGCGGAAGAGATTTTTCTAACAGAAACCATGAACTTGCTAAATTGCAAACAGTTATTGGAATCACTCCTAGCGGCGTTACCTCTACGACAGTCAACCTTGATTGGCTACCTTTCGACCTCTCTATAGGAAGTTTTGGGTACTATCAACTCCTAATTAGTACCGCACATATTTATGACCCCTATAACAGCCCCGTTTTGACACCGAATGACCCAAGTGTGGTAGACAACTTGATGTTCTCAGATATGCGCCGCATACAGTATAGAATTAGCAATCTTAAACCCAACACTCTGTACTATGTAACTCTCGTATATCACGGTTACAACGTTGATACCTACACTTTCTCAACATTTACTACTTTAGCATGATAGGAGGAGGTTAATATGCAAGTACAATCACTAAGCCCCGAAGAGATTAATGATATTGAAGAGGGCATTTCTCAGTCTTTTGCAATGACCTCCGCTATGATGTATGTTCCCTTAGTTAGCCGAATTAAGGACTCTTCTATAAATAGGTATGGGGAAGCTGTATTCATCTATAACGAAGCAGGAAAATTTCCTTGCTATGGATGTATGGAAACCCAAACTAACGCCAACCCCGACCTAGATAGACACAATAATACGGCAAAGAATAGGGACGAAGGAATACTGAAGTTAGTATTTAGAGACATTATAAATAATGGGTACAGGATACTTGAAGGGGATGCCGTAGACATATTAAATGAATACGGAGAATATGATAGGTGGATTATATTTGGAACGGCGGCGAGAGTTGAACTTCCTAACATTTTAACTAGATTATTCGTCATTAAGAGTAGTACTATTGCTAGTGGGTGATAAATTATGGCGGGAATTGAATCTCTAATGAATCAGATAAGGGATGCTGTAGATAACTCTTTACAATCATCAGCTAATGATTTACTCGCAAAAGCGGTCGCTTTAGCCCCTGTGGAGAAGACCCAGGAGAATAAACTTACCGGGAAAATCTACCGTGAAGGTGGAGTTCTAAAACAGTCGGGATTTGTCAGACCTAATCATTATAGTTTAGATAAAAGACGTTTTGATGTGGTATTTGATACGCGAATAATAAGACCTAATAAGCAAAACTTCAACTATGCCATTATTCAGCATGAAAAGCAAATGCCTCACCCAGACGGTGGGGAGTGGAAATACCTTGAAACTCCCTATAAATCCAGCATTGACGAGTATAGGATAGAAATAGCAAATGCTATTCAACCTTATATATCCCAAGGAGGAAAAGTAATTCTGGGAAGTGAAGTAACTGTAATGGGTACTACCTCCACAGGAATGTCCAGCAAGATTGGGGAGTGATAATTTATGGTCTTTGATGATATAGGAGAATACCTGGAAGCTAAAGGAGTTGGGACACTCGGAGTAGATATAATTATAGGTACAGAAAGAAAAGATGTTGATGACCTTGTAGTTATTACGCCTACCGGGGGTTATGCCCAAATTCAGAGGATAAAAGATATAAAACCCACTTTTCAAATTTACGTTAGAGATGTATCATTTATAAGTGGGTATACTAGGATAAATAAAATCTTTAATTTACTCGACCAGGGGGATAGACAGCAGATAATTTCCCCTAGAGGAAGAAATATGCTAGTAAAAGCTATGCAACCTCCCAACCATTTAGGCAAGGACGAGTCAAACAGAGATGAGTTCGTATTTAATATCCGAGTAATTACGGATAGGGACTACTAAAGGGGGATAAAAAATGGCGGCCTACACAGTTCAAACACTTAGTTTTAATGGGTCAGCTTTAGCATTAGGTGCTGTTTCAGCATCCGATACTTTTGCCAATGACGGGCATACTGTTCTTCAAGTAAGCAATGCAAGTGCTTCTCCATTGACCGCGACTATTGTTTCCGCGCAACTATGCAACCAAGGATTTAGTCACAACGTTGCAGTAACTGTTGCGGCAGGGGCAACCGAGTTAATTGGGCCATTCCCAACTAACAGATTCAACGATTCAAACGGCAACGTAACCGTTCAGTATGGAGCTACAACAAGCATTACTGCGGCGGCTTACCGAGTTAATTATTAATTGAAGGGGGAAATAGAAAATGGCGTTACCTGTAGACAATATTAGACTGATAGAGTTATCCGACACAAAAATTGCGCAACTACTAACAGATAGTAGTGGTTCTCCAACATACTCTTCTTCAGTAGACATTCCTGCAATTACAAAGTTAAACATTGCACCTAAGACCGACACAAAGAAATTGCATGGAGATAGCTTGCTATTAGATGTTTACCAAAGAACTTTAGAGATTGAATGCGACTTTGAGTTTGGGGAACTTTCCTTAGACGCTTATGTTGTTATGGTAGGAGGAAGCATTACAGCTTCTGGAACAACTCCTAACCAGATTACAAAGTATAGTCTAACTGGACTTAACAACACTCCTCCTTACTGGAAGATTGAGGGTCAGTGGACTTACGCTGGCGCAGGAATTGGGGATGCTCACGTTATTCTCTACAAAGTTAAAGCAACCGACCTACCACCTGTAGAGATAAATGACGCTTCCGGTAACTTCGGAGTTCAGAAAGTTAAAGGACTTGCTGTACCCTGTCAGTCAAACCAATCATGGTTCGACATTGTTATTAACGAAACTAAAACAGCTATAGTTTAAGGCATTGAGGCGGATTAATTTCCGCCTTTATTTTTTTGTTGCAATTCGCGCAAAAGTGTGGTAATATTATATTGACTTACAAAGTAATATGGAGGGAATTATAACATGGCTAGTAACGCACTACGCAAAATTAAACCGGAGAAAGTAACAATAGATTTAGATAAAAAACGTACTATCATATATGATTTGAACGCTTTTGCCGAACTTGAAGAACAGTTTGGAACTATTGAAGAAGCAATGAAGGTACTAGAGAGCGGAAAACTAAAAGGAATTATTTCTATTCTTTGGGCAGGATTAGTTCACGAAGACGAAACATTGACACCCAAGAAAGTGGGAAGCCTTGTAGGACTTAATGACATGCAATCCGTAGCTGATGCTCTAACTAAGGCAATTGCTTCGGCGTTGCCCGAACAAGCCAAAGCTGACACTGAGGGAAACTAAACTCCCCCGAAGTTGAAAAACTTGAAAACGGGGGATGGGATTGGTCAAAATTTTATTATATTGGAACAGTAGTATTGTTGATGAGGGAAGAAGAGTTTTGGAGAATAACCCCGCGAAAATTATTTGCACTATTAGGGGTTCACAATAAATTGAATAATCCAGATTCAGAAGAAGAAAATCAGCCGAAAAAAGAAGCAAAGAAATTAACGTTGGAAGAGGCATTAGCGTGGGCAAAACGCTAAACTCTTCCTTTTTTATTATGATTATAGGGTGGTGAGTTTATGGAAATAAGAGATGGAGAGTTACTTGTCCAGTTAGTAGCTGATATTAGTGGTCTAAAGAGTGCTTTACAAGATGCTACGAGTATGTTAAAAAACGTGCAAGGGACAGTAGAAACCCTGGAAGATGGGGTAAAGTCCAGTACAGGAAGTATGGGAGGAAGTTTTGCGCAAGTAGCCGCAGAAGCTAGAGCAATGAAGGGCGCAATAGAAGAATCCGCGCTAGAATCAATGTATGCTATGGAAAGAATGCAAGGAGTTATTGGCAAGACCCCCGTTACACTTGCTAATGTAGCTAGAAACATCTCTACTAATACTGGAAACATGACAAAAATGACGGGTAATGTCCTAAAAGCATTTGACGGACTACTTGAATCTAATGTCCGTAATACTCAGTTTCTAGGTACTGCAATTAATGCACTTGGAACTCAAATGAACTCCAGTTTTACTAATGGTATTTCAAGTCTAAGAGGAATGGGCGGGGAATTAGATAGAACTACCTCTCGTTCTTACGGGTTAGTAGAATCTTTCAAACAGTTTGCCGTTCAGACCTATATTATCCGCTCTTTCGTAGAGTTCCTTGGAAGAGAAATTGCGGGAATATTTGAACCGGGAATAAAGTTTGCTAAACAGATGGAAACAACTATGTATGGAGTTGCCGCTGTTATAACTTCATCCTTCCAACAGGGAGGACAAGACGTTCCTTTTGTTCGTTCATTGGGAATGGCACAGCAGATTCTAATAGACATGAAACAAGCCGCTATTGAATCACACGCCACCGTAGCGGAGTTGATGCTTGGATTTCAAGAAGTAATTGGGCCAGCCGCACAGGTTGGAATGACTATTAAGGAAGCCGAGAAGTTCACAGTCATGGCAGTACAAGCAGGAAAGACGTTAGGATTCTCCTCACAGCAATTAGCTAGAGAAGTTCGTAGCGTTCTTATGGGAGCCGCTACAGGCGGTGGAGAGCGTTCGATGCTTGCTGGAGTACTTGGACTAAATGCCAAGGACATTCAAGATGCTAAGACCAAAGCAGGAGGGGTATACGCATTCTTAGAAGAAAGAATGAAAGGATACCAAATTGCCGCAAGAGAAACCGCTGGAACCATGATGGGTATTATGTCTAACATCACTGACGGAATACAACAGGTTCAAGAGAGAGCATTTGAATCCCTATACGCTGGATTAAAGAAAGAAATGAAAGCGGTACAGGATTGGTTTTTCGTTATTAAGACCTATAAAGAAGATACTAAGGATGCAGACGGAACAGTACACGAAGCTGGCTCTGTTGAAGAGTTCCATTTAAAGGATGAAGCCGTAAATGCTTTTAGAAAAGCGGCACAAGTTGTTATGGAAATTTGGGGCGCAATAAAAGCAGTAGTAATGACACTACTTCCTATATTTAAAGGTCTTTGGGATGTAATTAGTTCTGGAATAGTCCTTTTATGGAATGTAGCAAATGCTATGGGAGCCGCATTTTCTCCAGCAATTGCGGGGATAATTTATATAATGGCGGGAGCCTTAGAGATTGTTGCAGGATTTATTGACGTGCTAAATAACAATCTGGCAATAGTGTGTCCTTTACTTGCAACTTTTGCCCTATATTTAGCCGCCGTTAATGTATTGGAGTTCCTAGCAGGAACGTCAAAAATAGCCGTAGCTCTTAGTGATTTTATGTATGCGTGTATGATGGGAACTGGAGCATTAAAAGCATTAATTGTTATGAGATGGGCCGACTTTGCCGCAACAATGGGACAAGTAGGAGCGCAGATTCTTTTATACGCCAAGGTAATGATAATTATTGGAGTAATAGTTGTAGCCATTGGCCTATTAGTAGAATTTGCAAGACATTGGGATGATGTTAAAGAGTTTGCATTAGGCGCTATGGAAGCACTTGCTACGGGGATAAAATTTGTAGTTAGTGGAATAGTAGTTGTTTTTGCTAACATGTTTGCCTATATACTAGAGGGATTCTCTAAAATTGCAGGCATAGGAAGTTTCTTGCCAGATAAATTCGGGGGAAATGCGTTTAAAGAAATGTCTAATTGGTTTTCTAATGGAAAAGATGCTATAAGGGAATTTTCTGCGGCAGTAGAGCAGAGTGCAGATGCCTCCCTAAAAGCGTCCCAAGGATTTAATAGAATGGGAACAGCTTTTAGCAAATTCTATGAGAGCGTTAAGGGAGACATGTCCCAGGTAAAAGAAATGTTCAGCATGGAAAACCTAATCAAAGCTATAAGTCCAGAAGGATTAATGGCTAAGTTCCAAAAAGATGCCAAGGATAAGGGAGCAGGAGCCGCTGATAATGCCGCTGAAAAGGCCGCAATTAAAGAAGCAGAAGACATTGCAAAGATGCAAATTGCCGAATTAAAACGTGAAAATGATGAGCTAGAGTTGCAGTATAAAAGGCATGAAATTGGAGCATCAACATACTACGAAAAACGTCTGAGAAACATTGAGCAGATGAATAACGCCGAACAATTAGCACTCCAATTAAAGAAAAAGATTATTGAAGATAGAATGAATAGTCTTCCAGAGGGAAAAGACAAAAGCAACCAAGAAGGGCAATTAGCCGATGTAAACGCCCAATTAAAGATAAAAGAAACTGAAGCACACAAAGCCTATAACGCCGAGTTAGAAAAGTATGATAAGTACATTACTGGAATATCTGATAAGGTAGAAAAGTTAAACATTGAAGAAGCAAAACGTCTAGGCCATATTAAAGAGGCGGAAGAATTAGAAGCCAATAAAAAATATGGCGGGGATATTTCTAGTGCCAAGAGAGACTTAGCTTCAGCCGCAATAGAACTAGGAGACGCCACTACTAGAAACGATACTGCTGAAATTGCTAGACAAGAAAAAATTATTGCTGGATTAAAGACTCAACTTGGACTTGATGAAAAGGGACTAGCAATGGCTATGGCTAAAGCTAAATATGACCAAGTATTGTATGATATTGACCAATTAAAAATTCAAATGGAAAAGGCAATAGCAGAAGAAGAGATAAAAGATGAGGGAAATAAACTTGCAATAGAAGAGAGAACCTACCAAATAAGACAGAAATTCCTCGCCCAAATGCAAGCACTTATTCCTTTAGCTAAACAATATGCGTTGGCAATGGATGACCCAAAAGCAGTACAAAATGTGGATAAAATTACTTTAGAACTTAAAAAACAGCAAGATATTATAGACGATATAACTACTAGGTTAACCAATGCACTTACCACAGGATTTGAAAAATTCTTTGAAGACTTAGAGCATGGAACCAACCGAATAGAAAAAGCATTTAAAGACCTTTTTAGGTCTATACTTGAAGAAATGAATAAAATGCTTATTCAAGATATTTCGACTCAATTAACTAATATGTTGAAAAAGCAGATTGCAAATTTGGCAAAATCTCTGGGAGGAATAATGAGTGGCGGAAGTAGTTCCAGCCCAAGCGGAAGTGCTTTAGCTGGAACTATAGGTACAGCACAGAATAGAATAACTAATTCTATGGCTCCTCAACTAGATAGTGGAATGAAGAAGTTCTCCACTTCATTAACCCAAATGGATACTGCAACAAAGGCTACAACGGCCTCAACCAAACTTTCTGATACAGTTACAAAGACAAAAACTGCCACAGACCAAGCCGCTAATACCGAAGAAAAAACTACCGCCGCAACACAGCAAGCTACTTTAGAAGCTATGAACTCAACAATGGTTACTCTTGTAGCTACCATGAAACTTTTAAATGATGCCGCTTTACAGGCGGCCGCGGCAATGGCTAGTATGTCATTTATGGGGGGAGGGGTGACTAAAGCCGGTGGAGGATTAATTAGTGGCCCAGGTACAGGAACCTCTGATAGTATTCCTGCAAACCTTTCAAATGGAGAGTTTGTAATGACAGCCGCCGCAGTAAGAAAGTTCGGCCCCAACTTCTTTGAGCAATTAAATAAAGGACAGGTTCCACAAGGAAATGTCCCTACTATGAAGTTTGCCGCAGGAGGATTAGCAGGAGGAGGCGGTGGAGGAAGTTCTAATAACACTAACAACTACAGTGTTAATATGAGTCCTCAGTTCCAAAGTCTTGACCCCGCAACCAACCAAAAAATGTTTGAGCAACACTTCCCAACATTCAAGCAAAAAATGCTGGAATCATTTATGAGTGATTCAGTTACACGTTCAGTTTTAAGAAGGGCGGTGATGGGTAACTAATGGATACATTAGATACTTCGCAGAATTTAGCTTTTAATACCTCTACCCCCTTAACCACTTCTATTACTTGTGGATGCAAGTGTTTACACACCTACAACAACTCCACGGAGTTTAAAACTCTAGTAGATGAGCACTTCTCAGGTAACGAACAAAGACGAAACCAATGGAGTGCTCCACGTAGAAGTTGGGTCTTGGAATTTGCTAAGACCCCTTCTATCCTTTCTAACTTTGACGCATTTTTCACTAGATGTATGGGTAAGAAAGTGTCGTTTTATTGGACTTGGAGTAGTTCTATAGATGGAGTGGCAACCGGGGGAAATAACCAACAATATTTAGTCCGTTTTGATACGGATAAACCAGAATACGCCGTGATGGAAATGGGTTATGCAACCTTTAAAATTCCAATAATGCAAGTGTTTAGTTAAGGAGGAATATAGATGCCAAGAATTATCCCAACAGATATACAAAATAGCCTACAAACTTCACAGGTTACTACTAGAACGTTATTGGAAATTTATTTATTACAAGATACTGTCCCTTTAGCAACCATGCAAAACATTCAAAGTCAATATCTTCAAGTAAGTGAGGGTCTATCAACAAGTGGAGATTATTATGTCTTTCGTTTTGTTGCAAACGATGTGCAGAATTTAGTTTTACCTTCTAATAACGCCGATTCAACCCGCGCAGGATTAACATATTTTGCCGCAGACATAGATAGGGGAAAGATAGAGACTAATATTGACGGTTCAATAGAAAAATGTGACATTAAAATGTCTAATAAGTGGCAAACGTGGTCAGCTATTGTAGCAAACTTGGGAAATGTTCTCCTAAACAGACCATGTAATATCTTAGAATACTTCCCCGATTACCCCGCAGAAGCCCCTGTAGTAGTTTTTAGTGGGGCAATGAACGAGATTAAAATGACCGCATCCCAATTTCAATGGTCAGTAAAGAGAAGTGTTGTGGACTTTAACGAGCAAAGCCCCAATATGAATTATGATGTAAACTGTCAGTACAGCTTTATGGATGAAAGATGTAAATTTACTGGATTGCAACTTACGTGTGATGGAGTAATGTCTACATGTATTGCTTACGGAAATGTTGCCAACTTTGGAGGGCATCCTTCTGTACCAAGAGCAATGGTAATAAGATAATGATTAACTTAGAAGAATTAATAAAAACCGTGGGAATTAAATATCAACAATTAGATTGTAACGGAAAAGCCCTTGGATGTTTAGCACCTATGTATATGGCTTTTCCCGAAGAAAAAGGACATCGTTTTGATTGGTGTCCCGTTGGAATGTCAATGAGGGATTATATGTTATCCCTCTTTGATAGGTACTGCGAAAGAGTGGAATTAGACCAACTTCAGCCGGGGGATTTTGTAACAATGCCGATGCCGTTAGGACTATACCACTTTGCCCTATATTTGGGAAATGGGGATATGCTCCATGCTACTCAAAAAAGAGGAATGGAAATGGTTAAATTCAAGTTATTTGAGAAAAGGATAGAAAGGGGGTATAGATGGAATGGCGGGAATATTACTTGAAATTGTTATAAGTTTTGCGATAAGTTTAATTATGAGTCTGTTATTCAAACAGACAAACCCTTCGCAGAGTCCTACCTATAGCGCACAACTACAAACAGCTATTGATAACTCCTTACCTATACCTTTGCTTTATGGAACGGTAAAAGTAGCGGGAAATATGCTGTGGAGCGAAATTAGTACCGACCAAACATGGTTGTATAAACTAGTAAGTTTCAGTGATGGCCCTATACAGGGAATTACTGATGTGCGTCTAAATGATATTCCCATTAATGGGGATGCCGCCGCCTTATTAGTCTGGAACTCTATATTTTCCGATGCAAGAGTTCAAGTTACCGGCAATACAATTAATTTGTATGCAAACGGACAGACACACTCTTTAAATGGGGCGGCTAGTTATGACCAGTTAGGTTCAGAAATTATAACACTCGGTGGAGGATGGACAGCAGATATTCCAGGCAACACCTTTGACCAGGGAACCCTTGATGATGTTGCCTGGACTCCTTGTTGCAATTCTCCTGTTTCATTATTACTGAGTGGGACTAGTCAAGCAACAACTTCCTGGTGCAACTATTATTTAGGAAATCCGGGGCAAGGAGTAGACTCAATAGTTCCTGGTGGATTAATGACAGTAGGCCCATTAAATTATGATGCCTATGTTGCTCTTGGAGCGCAAGCAACCAACCAGTTAAATGGAGATTATAACGTAACCGCTGTAGTACAAGGTAGACTTGTAAGAGTTTATTCTGACGTTAACCACTATACCGTTCAATGGAGTAATAACCCTGCTTGGTGTATTTTTGACTTCTTGACCTGTTATAACGGAGTCGGATTAGATTATAGTCAATTAGACATTCAATCCTTCATTAATGCCGCCGCATATTGCGACCAGACCGTCAGAAACCCCGATGGAAGTTACCAAAAACGTTTTACCTTAAACTTTGTCCTAGATGAGAGAAAATCCCGCCTAGATTGGTTAGTAGATATGATGAGAACTTGTTCTGCATACCCTACTTATCAAAGTGGAGTTTATGGAATTATGGTAGAACAGCCAGGAAGTGTAACCCAAGTTTTTGATGAAGACAGTATGAATGACCTGCAAATATGGTGGAGTCCTTTAGAAGAAATACCAGATATTGTCCACGTTGTTTATGTAGAACCCGCTTATGAGTATGCTAAAGTGGCGGCACAGGCCAGAATGGCGACTTATATTAGGGATTATCCCTTCACTAAAGAAGTTGATATATACGGAATTACTAACTGGTCACAAGCTAGTAGATTAGCTTGGTTTTACCTAAATCAAGCCACAACTACTACTACTTGGTGTAAGTTTAAGACAGACCGTAGAGCATTAACCAGAACTATTGGAGATATAGTTTCCTTAAATGATTATATCTGTAATTTCCAAGGAAAACAATTCCGCATAATGCAAATGTCCGAGTCGGAAGATGATGCTATAGAAGTAACTTGTAGAGAGTATAACCCCGCGCTATATACCGACAGTTTTGGTAGTGTTAAACCCACAGGAAATTTGACCACACTTCCTAACCCTCTTAATGCGCCGCCATTTCCTAATATAACTTCTATCACTCAGCAGTATTATGTGGCCTCTGATAAGTCCATTGTATCCAACTTAACAGTCGGAATTAGTTCTGCCTCTAGTATGTTCTTTAGGGACTATAAGATTTGGTATAGTACGGATAACGGAAATACCTGGAATTACTCAGGTTCTACCCCAGATTCTTCTTATACTCTTCACGGAGTTACTAAGGGACTGACTTATTTAATAAAAATTATAGCTGAAAATGCGGCAGGAGTACCATCTATTCCTTATATTTCCGCAGGAATATATATTAATGGTCAAGTAATTCCACCTGTAACC